ATTGGTCATTTATATGGTTGGGATGAGATGAATTTATTTGTTGAGTTTTGTGATTATATGGAAAGAGGGTTAACTAATGAAAAAGATGTTAGTAAATACGATAGTTGGGAAATGGTTGCAACTGAAGTATATCAAGCAAAAAATCGTGATCTATTTAAAAAGGCAAAAAAACAAGTAAAAGTAGTTTACGAGGATGATCAATATTTTTGTATTAAACCATTAACATATGAGGCATCTGTGTCTTATGGGTATCAAACAAAATGGTGTACTGCCTCAGTTCATGAACAAAGTTACTTTTACAATCACTCAAGAGATGGTGTACTTGTGTATGTGATTGATAAAATAAATAATGTGAAATTTGGGTTTTACCATAACGATCATCAAATTCAAATATATAATCAAAAAGATGACAGAGTGGATTCAATGGAGACAGGACTTCCGTTAGAATTATTACATAAGTTGTTTAGTGGAATGAAATCTGACGTTAAAGATAAAAATTTTAACTACAAGTTATTTGATGAAAGTGAATTGAAAAGAATGGTAATGTATCGACACGATGAACCGATTCCAGTACCAATGGAGGAAATGATGACGGAGGAAATGATTGTGGAGGAATCTGTACCAAATGAAGAGATAAGGGTACATACGGGTCTTCATGATGATATTATAGAAGATATGAGACAAAGAATTCGTATGTTGAGACCTACTAACCCACTTGGTGATGATTTACCATAATAGTAAAATAAACTTGACATAACTAAAAAGATCACTTATACTTTAATACGAAAAGAAAATTATTATGAATATAAAACAAGCGTTAAAATTAAAAAACAAATTGGTAAAAGAAATTACCGAAGAGACACAAAAAGTACTTGTGTACAATAGTGTTGAGGTAGGTAATGATAGACCATACTCACCGACAGAGTCTTTGGACAAGATGGTAACCTTAACCAATGAGTTGGTTGAATTAAAAACAAAGATTCACCAAGCAAACTCACCCGTGTATGGTAAGATATTCAGAATGTCTGAGTTGAAGTCGATTGTGTCGAAAATCAAATTTATGGATTGTACAGAAGGTACTTCGACTGATAAATACTCAAGACGGTCTGAGAATACTCCTACAATGACATCAGAAATCTCAATTGTTGATAGAGATGGTATTGTTAAAGGGTTGGAAAACGAGATTGAGGTAATCCAAGATGAGTTAGATACTCATAATGCGATAACCCAAATTTAATAATCTGTGAGAGTGTAGGGATTATGTTTTAACTACAAACTATTCTGGAGTCGATGTTATGATACTGATTAAGTAACGGTCCTTTAGTCAAAATTCAAGTGTTCAACAACTTTTTTTGTCAAAACTTAAAACTCATTATACTTTAACATATTGAACTCACTTAACACCAGGTTATAAAAACCCCTCACTTCGGTGGGGGTTTTTTGTTTTAACAAGTATTTATAGTAAAAAGTTTTATGAAAGATAATAAAATTATACTTGAGGAATTGAATAGGATTAAAAACCTTATGGGATATGATCGATCTAAAACCTTAAATGAGAATATTAATGAAGGTGGTTATGACACTTCGGATGGCAAAATAGCGAGATGGTTATTACCTTCAGGTGACATTATTACCGGAGATAAAATAAAAGGGATGATACCTAAAGGGGCGGATCAGTTAAACGCTAAAAATGCTGAAAATGCAGTTGATGTGGTTACTGGGGTAGAAACCGCTTCTTCACTTCTTGGTGGTGGAGGAACAACTGCGGCGGCAACAGGTGCTGAAGTTGTAGGTGCTGAAGTTGTAGGTGCTGAAGTTGTAGGTGCGGGAGCAGTTGCAGCAACAACAACTGAAACGGCAGCAGCAGCCACATTTTTAGGTTTAGGTCCTGTTGGTTGGACAATACTTGGTGTTGCGGGTGTTGCGGCATTAGGTTATTGGGCGTTCACAAAAGATGATAAAATGTCTATGATTAAAAATCTATTTGGTATTTGTCAAACAAGTAAAGATAAGGACAAGTGGAAAAGATACATGAGTGATGTTGAGGTTAAAAAGAATTCAGGGATATTATACCACGCTATGGATGGTTTAGGTACAGATGAGGATGCTGTTTATGGAGTCTTTAAGTCATTTAAAAGTCCTGGTGATTTTTGTGCGGTAAGTGAAAAATATGAGAAAACATTTAAGGAATCTTTATTAGATGCGTTAGATGGTGACTTTGATTATGGTTGGGAAGGAATTGCAGACCCATTAGTTGAGATGACTAAAAAATATGCACAAACTGAGTCTGAAGAATATTGTAAGGATCACGTTAAGGAATGTGCCGATAATCTAAAAGTATATTGTGAGAAAACACCTGATGATCCTAAATGTAAAGTTTTAGAAACAAATAACGAGACAGGAAAAAGTGAATATACAAATTGTAATGGAGAATACCATAAAGGATGTAAGGGACCAAAAATAGTACAATTACAAAAATGTTTAGGTGTTGGGGTTGATGGTAAATTTGGGGAAGAAACGGAAAAAGCGTTAGAGGAGAAAACACAGAGCAAAACATTCAAAGACGAAGATGTGAAAACAATCTGTGGTAAAAAATAAAAAATTATTAAAATTATTAACCCCATCCCAACAGGTGGGGTTTTTTATTTGGAATTAATTTACTATATTTGCAATATGGTAGGGATTATACTTTTATTGATAATATTAATGGCATCAAGGTTTGCTAGAAAAATCAATAAAGATAAGGACCACCCATTCAATAAATTCTTAAATGATAGGGAAAAATAAAATATATGTTATTTTAAATTTTTTGGATACACATTACGGTGACTTAGTGTGTAGCCCAAAAAATCTTTGTTATCATAAAGAAGGTGAGGTTTATTTTAGATTTAACTTAAAAGATGAAATTATCTTTTTAGAATACAGAACTTTTGTTCAACCAATATGTAAAGCGTTGAATATAAAAGAAGATATGTTAAATGATCTTTATGAGATAATTGAAGAATGGATTGAATATGTTTTTAAAATTAAAGGATCAATAATGTAATTATGAAAGTAATATTTTTAGATCACGATGGAGTTATTTGTTTATCTTCAGAGTGGGGAGGACGACGTAAGAAACAAATGAAATGGGACGGGATTAAATTATCCATGTCTATGGGAGATTTCCCTTTGGAGTATCGATTTGATAACTTCAACCAGAAGGCAATTAAGATTCTCAATAAAATTATTGAAGAAACGGGAGCTGAGATTGTTACCTCATCTGATTGGAAACGATGGGCAAACCTTGAGGAGATGGGTGAGTACTATGAATCACAAGGAATCTCAAAAAAACCAATTGCCTTAACACCAAACTTAGGTCAATGTACTTGGTATAATGATATGGTTTGGATATGGTCACCACAATGGGACTTAGAGATGACTCGTGTTATTGAGATTAAACAATACTTACATGACCATCCTGAGATCACACATTGGGTTGCGGTAGATGACCTTGATATGGGTAAAAACGGTGAGGGTTGGAAAGATTGGGGGTTAGATAATTTTGTATTAACACCAAAAGGTGCTGAAGGTATTAAACAATCTGGTATCAAAGAAAAAATATTAAAGTTTTTAAAAGATGACTAAAGAAGAAATGAATGAATATCTTGAGTCCATAGGTGGACTTGAGAATGGGTTTTACTCAGATAGACCAAGTATTAAACACTGTGAGGTGTTTGATGTTGATAGTGGTTGGTACCCAATAATTAAAGATCTTATTGAGGATCTAATAAAACTTGGGTGGGACAAACAGATATGTCAGGTTAAAGAAAAGTTTGGTGGTTTAAGATTTTACATCAATACCGGATCTGATGAAATTTTTAAAAGAATACATTTAGCCGAAAATCAAAGTTATGAGATTTGTGAAACCTGTGGTGAAAAAGGTGATATGAGAACAGATCTTGGTTGGTATAGTACATTATGTAACAAACACTATGAAGAGCGTAAGTCAAATATTCAGAGGTAATGAACATTTAATGGATTTAGGTCCAGTTGAAGAGTTAATTGATTACACAAGGGAACTTGAGGAAATTGTACTTGAAAGAAAAATTGAGGATTCATACGATAAAGAACATATGTTAAGAACTATGTTATTAGATATATTAACAAGTTGTCGTGATATGGAAGAAACAAACGAATTGGCAAAAAGATATCCTGATATGTATGAGAAATGTGATTCCGAATCTTTAGTTAAAAATTTAAAGATTTATATTATGGATATGAACAATAAAAATAATTTAAGAATATGAACAAGATTAGCTTAAGTGAAAATTGTTTTGGTAATGATGTTGAGATAGATGATGAATCATTGTTCAGTCATGAATATGATAATAGGAGTCCTGAGATGGTTAATGATTTGCAGGATAAATTGATTGATAACCTAAGATTGATAAAAAATAAATTAAGTATGAATGATTGGACAGAGATTGTCCAAATGATTATTAATTACGGAGATGAGTTTGAGTATGATGTTGAAAATTCAATGGATTATGAACCTTGTGATCAGTGTGGTAATTGGAATCATAATCATATATATAACAAAAAGAAAAATGACTAGAGTAAAATTATTTGTAATTGATGAGAAGCCTTATCTTGGATCAACAGAAGAAATATTTATTGGTGATGATGCCATTGTAACCGTAAATGGACAATACCCAATGATTGTTAAGTGTGAAAACGAAATCGTATTAAATTTGATAAAGAACCCTAAATTAAGTTTAACTCGAAGTTTTAAGATCCATGCCAAACCTGAAAAATTAACTTTAACTCCTGAAGACATTGATAGAATATTATCTGTCGATGAAGGATTATGTGAAGTTGAAAATTTTGAGGGTAAAATTAGGTTTATTTAAAAAAAATACATATCTTTGATAAAAATAAGATATGGTTAAAAAAGCTGAAATATTGAGTCAAGAGTTTAAGGTTACGTTTGCACAAGATGCAGACTGTTGCACATCTGAAGATCAATTCTTAACAATCAAAACTGATAATGGTGGTGGTGGTGACTTCTTTGTTATTGAAACAGAAAGATGGGCGTTTGATTCCGTTGATGAATTGGTTGAGTTATTTAACAAGTTCAAAGAGAAACACGAAAAAATCAAAGAAGAAAGTTTATGAGAAATTTATTAATTGATACACCTAAAGGTAATGGTGAAATTGACAAAATTTACATCTCCGAATTAGGGTTTTTAATGTTAAGGGTTTATTTTAAAAACGGTACATTCACTACCTATAATTTAGGTAAACATGATCCTAACGACAATATGTTTACAAATGAATTAATGGAAAATCAAAAGGAGATAAATTTATGAAAAAATTAATGTTTATTATGTTATTGGGAATAACTTCCTGTAATGTAAAAGAATTCAAGTATGAGATTCATGGTAAGGTATATGTACCAACTTCAGGACTAAACCCAATGCACGACGCAATATGGTATACAGATACTATTAGTTTTGATGGAGATACCGCATATTACTTTAATAGTGACGGATCTGAGGTAAGAATCTATCCTCCTTATGTTTTAATTGATAAATCTTTAAATAAATAATATATGAAAAAAGTGTTTTTGGCAATTTTAATGGGTGTTATGGTAACATCTTGTACGGAGAACGAAAGAGTAAAAGCTTGGGGTGGTGAAGGAACAATTAATTTACCAAAAGGTAAAAAATTAGTTAATGTAACTTGGAAGGAAACTCAGATTTGGTATCTAACTAAGGATATGGATTCAAATGATGTTGCTGAGACATACGAGTTTCACGAAGAGTCATCATATGGGGTTATTGAAGGAACATATAAAATAATTGAAACAAAATAATATGACAGAAAGAGAACTAATCCTTTTAGGATTTAAAAGTGAACTAATAGAAGAGCACGATGAGGATGACTCTTATTACTACGTGTTGGATATTGTTGATGGGTTAACATTCATCACACCAACAAATGAGGAGATTAAAAACGGTGAATGGTACGTTGAGTTATTCAATACGGATCCATTGGTTCGATTCGATAGTTTCGGGCGGGTTCAAGGTTTAATCAATACCCTAACTTCCGCAATCGTAAAATGAGAAAAAATGATTTAGAGGCATTAATGGTTGTATTACTTGGAAGTGTCACAATAATTTTGTATATTTTAAATAACGTAATAAAATAAAAATGAAGTAGATGTTTAAAGTAGAAAAGTTAGGTATCTGGGGAGTTGTAATCCTCACAATTATCTACCTATTGGTTATGAATGTATTTTTTGAATACGTGATTAACAGAGAGGTGGATTTAATTCTACAGGCAGGTGGATCAGTTATAGTCTTGATGTACACTGTTTTTATGATAAGACTAGTAGTGAATAAATTATTTAATAAATTAAAAAAAGAAGAAAAAAATGATTAGTATTGCAATTTTAGTGATCTCGGTGATCGTAGGAGTGTTTATGTTTTTAAGAAACGTAAAAAATGAGGTGAATATGCCATTTTTAAAACCAGTTTTGGTTGTTGTGGTGGGTCTTTTAGTTAGTGGAGTACAACCGTATTCATTGGAAAGAATTGATGCTGGAAACAAAGGAATTGTTGTTAATTTAAGTGGTTCAGAACGTGGTGTATCAAATTACCAATACAAAACGGGTTGGGTTGTATATAACACTTGGACAACACAAGTATTAGAATTCCCAATCTTCCAACAACACATTGAGTATGACGATCAATCTGTAATCTTAAAAGGTGGATTTGGTGCAACTATCAAACCAACATTCAACTACTCATTACGTGAGGATGCGATTGGTGATATGTTTGTAAACTTGAGACGACCAATTAAAGATGTTGAACAAGGATGGTTGAAAAACGCAATTATCGGAGCAGTTAATGATGTTGCGAATACTTGGGAGGTTGATAGTATTTTTAATCACCGACAAGCGTTTGAATCAGCAATTGTTGCGGAATGTAATGTTAGGTTATCTAAATGGTTTAATGTGTCTCAATTGAGAACAAATATAACACCACCTGAAACATTACAGGAGGCGATCATCGCAAAGACAAAGGCAATCCAACAAGCGGAAGCGTCAGAACAACAGGCAATCGCCGCAATCTCTGAAGGAAGACGTAAGGTGGCCGTGGCAAGAGCTGATTCTGCAGAAACTATAATTAACGCAAATGCTTCGGCACTTTCAATTAAGATCAAACAAAGTCAAATAACACCTATGTATATTGAGTACTTAAAGGCATCCGCTTGGGACGGTAAATTACCAACAACGGTGGCAGGTGGTTCAGGATTGTTTTTAAACCTGAACAAATAATAAAAGGTTAAACAAATTAAATCCTCACAATAAGTGGGGATTTTTTTGGTTTATAACTAAAAATTAATTACTTTTGTTTTATGGAAAAAGTTATCATTGAAAAAGATATGGTTCGTAAATGTGTCATCCTTGAAAATGAGGGTGAAGTTGTATTTCGTTCAGGTTACGGTGAGTTTCATGAAGACGTTGCAAATCATTTTAGAAACGAAGAACCTGAACTGAAGGGTTGGAGAATCCGTGGTGGGGGAAGAGTTTGTTGGTCTGATCTTGGAATTAGAGTTTATGGTTATTCTGTTGATTATGGAAGAATGGATAAAGATTTAGTTGAGAGACTGGTGTCTGAGTTTGCAAAAGAAAAAGGGGTTGATTTTATTAACGAAACAGGAGAAGGATATTAATATGAGTTTATTTAAATTTTATGAGGTAGGGGGAAAAATTAGAGACGAGATCTTAGGTCTCCAATCTAAAGACGTTGATTATGTTGCGGTCCCAAGTGATACATTATTGGAAAAGTACAAGAGTGCTCACGAGATGTATGTGGTGTTGGAAACATTTCTTTTAAATGAGAAATTTGAGATATTCCTATCAACACCTGATTGTTTTACTATAAGAGCTAAGTTCCCTAAGGATCACAAATATCAAGGGGTTGCAGACTTCGTAATGGCTCGTAAAGAGATTGGGTATGTGGAAGGAACAAGAACTCCTATCATTGTACCAGGAACCCTTAAAGACGATTTAGAACGTAGAGACTTTACCGTTAATGCCATGGCTAAAGGTGAAGATGGTAAGATCATTGATTTATTTGATGGAATGAATGATTTAAAACGAATGGTTCTTATAACTCCACTACCACCTGAACAAACATTTAATGATGATCCGCTTCGTGTTTTAAGAGCGGTAAGATTTGCAATAACAAAAGGGTTCAGTTTAAAATTTTTAGATTACTACATCAACAACTACGATTATGAAAATAAGATGGGAGTTGTATCATCTGAAAGAATTAGAGAAGAGTTGTTTAAATGTTTCAAACACGATACAATGGGTACGTTAGATATGTTAAATGACTACCCAACGTTAAAGAGATATATTTTTGAAAACAAATTAATGTGGTTGAAGCCCACAATGGAAAATTAATAAATTATGGAAAATAGAAGTAGACATTACGGAGACGTAGATAAATGGGTGAGAAAAGTAATTAATTCCTGCGAGACGTATCAACAAACTATTAGTGTGAGAAGTTTGATACGTAATTTTGAGAGTCAAATGCGTCGTAATAAAGTTGATCGTAGTTTAATTTGGTCTGTTAGGGCTTCTTTAGATTTAGAATTAAGTTTTAAACGAGATGAATTATTAAAAAAACAAATAGAAAATGGAAAGTAAAAGTTATAAAATTGCGGCAATAATTGGAGTTATTATTGGGTGTGTTATAGGATCTATGATGTCCTACTCAATCTTGAAAGAACATAAAAAATGTGAAATTTTGGTTGAGGAAAATAAAATGTTAAGAGATATGTTATACGAGGGACAAAATCCTCAGTAATATTTGTATATTTGTAAAATATTATTTAGAAAAATACAAAAATGATTGATAACTTAAAAAATATAAAACCATTACTTAACTTCACTGAGGT